ACAGGTAAGCCATAAGTATCAATGAATCCCTCGTAGGACCATTCCATAGGTATGAACAAACTATATAATCCTGAACTAGTCTGTCCATTGGCGTTTCTTTTCGTAACATCTGAATTATAATAAAGTTTTTTAAAGTTTTCTCCTCCTTTATCTAAAGCATTTGATGTTGATCCCATCATACACTTACCAATAATACGACTACCTAATCTTAAACAAGTTTTAGTAACACGCCAGTTATTTAATATGTTATCTGGTTTAAGCCATTTACCGCTTTCATCATGTACAAGAAGTTTTAATTTCTCCCCATCATAAGAGTTATCTCCTGTGTTTTTCCAGTCAATTGTTGTATCAAGACCATCAAGTTCTTCAGGAGTGTCATTGTTATCAAGCTTTCTTCTTGTAAATTTAGAAGCTGGTACCCTATATGCTAATTCTGTTTTAGGTCTATCCATACCATCTTGGATAGGTTTAAAAAAGAAAGGGTAGTTAAGTGAGATTGGTACAACCTTGTCAGTAAACATTGTTTTAGCATCTGCTCCTGACTTAGACAATATACCAAATCTTGAGTCGCTTGATATTGTCGCTTGATTAACTAATTCCGCAGAGGACATAAATGAAAATCCGGAACGTCTATTTTTTAAATACGACATACCGTAGCATCTATGATCTGCTTTACAGGCTTCCCAAAATATGAAGAATAATCTATTTGATTCTCTAAAGTCCGGTGCTCCAACATCTATCTTGCTCCATTGCAAGTACATATAATGTGTTCCGGTTATATAAGTAGGTACTCCATTATTGTAAAATGAAAACCCATCTTCTCTTCTTCTAAATTCTTCATCAATATAGTCATACCATTTTTCCTTAAATGCATCTGGATATTTATTCCAGTCAAATACATTTTTTATTCTAATAAGTTCTTTTGGTATTTCTAATTGTTCCCAATATTGTAATTCTTTTTTATTGTCTCTCTTATATGAATTTTCTATTAAAGGTAGAGCAACTTTTAAATTTTGAATCTCGTATATTTCACCAATCTTTCCGGTTTTACTGATAACAATAACGTCGTGTTCTTTATTGTATCCATATTTCCATTTGTTATTTCTGTTACCAGTTTTTATAACACTCGGTTTTATATAATCCGGCAAAACATTAAATAAAGTATTAGTATACATTATCTTGATCTCCCTTCTGCAAAACCTTTAAATTGTTTTGCTGTTGATTCTTTTTCGCTTTCCTCTAACATTCTTTCTTCTTCTTCAATCCTACTTAGGATTTCAAAAGCGTCAAATATAGCTAGTTTTTTAGTGGCAGCGGCGTTTTTTAATTTATCAGCAGATAAATCGTCTTCGCCATTATCCAGGATTGCTTCTTCAGCTACTTTGATTAGTTCCAATACTGCTTTGTGACCAGCTTGGACTATATTCCTCTTCGTCTCCTTTATATTCATATTTAATTACAATATCATTAGATTTCATACAATATAATCTATCTCCATCTATAATGAATTCAAATTCACCATTAGGAGTATAACCCACTAGATCACCAGGATTGATTTTAAGCTCTTTTAAAGAGTCGTTTCCATATTTTAATATACCAATAAGTCTTTGCTCTTTATCAAGCTTTAAATGGTCTATATTTTTTAATGGTTTAATGAAACATCTGTCTCCAAATGATTTCCATTCTTTGTCTGTTTTATATAAATATATTTGATCCAAGTCACAAAAAAATTTTTCATCCATAAAATAGGATCTACTATTTTTTTTATTTCCCTTAGTATCATAAAATACTCTAAAAACATTGTGATGTATAATAACAAAGTCTCCTTCTTTTATATCGGTTTTATAAGCTAATGGTGTTGAAACAACTTGAGCTAAATTATTAACTGATCTAAAGCTTTCAATTTTAGTATTTAATATTAAATCTTTACCTTCAATATTTACTTTGTTATCGTATCTATCACCTACTGGTTTTACAATAAAGCTGAATACGCTACGCATAGTTATTTGTTTAATATTCTAAATCGTATTCAACAGATATAGCCATGTTAGAATTAAACTTCTTCCATGGCATTACCTCGTCCTCTTTTCTTATGTATATATTATACGATGTATCCGAATGATCTAATTTAATATATGCGATCTCATGACCACCATATACAATCTGCCCAATCGAATAATGCATTGCTTCATTTTTGTAATCGGCGCCTATACTTATTTTTCTAATTACCGCGTCCATTACTCCACTGATGCTTGTTCCTCCACCTCTGTTTCCATCATAGTGTACGAACCATCTTCTAAATTAATATTAATTGCACCATACTCTTCCTGTAATTCCACTTTATAATCTTCAATAACTTTATTTACTTCTCCTAATTGGTGTAAAAGAGAATGCTTTTGAGATTCTAATATTCCAATGTTAGTTAATAAAGAATTTAATTCTTTCTGTTGAGTTACAATTGTGCTTAATTGTTCTTGTGTAATTTGTTTTACTGCTTCCATTTTTATTTAATTTAATTGTTATTATTTTTTAAATATTTTATTGTATATTTTACTTTTATTTCTTATTATATCTCCATTCAACGGAAACTCTAATACGGTATTACCCGGAAAAGAATAATCTTTTTCTGGTTCCATAACCTCAGAATGGCCTTCATTATCAATACCCAAAACGGGGAAACCTACGTTTTTCATTGTGATTTCCCCGCTAGGTATTACATTATAAGGTCTATCTTTATCAGGACTATTTTTTTTATAACCTGTTATTGATAGATTTTTCATTTAGCATTTTTTCATTTTAGCAGGAGTTTTTCCAGCCATTTTAGTAACTGCTTGTCTACCTAATTGCTTCATTGGAGATTTTTTTTCTTTATTTTTTTTCTCTAATTCGGATCCTTTATAAGGTTTTGCGTTTGCGGCTGGTTTACCAGTCATAACTAAACCTTGTTTCATAGGTGAATTTTTCATTTTAGCAGGAGAGTCATTGAATTTAACTGATTTTTTGTATTTACCAGTGGCTTTATCTTTATCTACTGACTCATATGATTTTGCATAAGGAGATCCAGCTTTTCTAGTTTCGTTAGCTTTCTTATTTCCCATTTCACCAGCCATATAAGGCATGCCAGCATCACGTAATCTTTTATCTACAGCTGTACTATCTGATTTAGCTTTGTTTTCATTTTCTTTATTAAGCTTAATTCTAATATTACTTTCAACTGTTTTTCTAGCAGCTTCTCCTTCTGAACGCGCTTTTTCTGTTTTAGCTTTAGCGTCTCTTTCTTTTTTTCTAGTGATCATTGCCTCAACTTCTTTATCAACTTGCTTTGCTGGTGAAGTGTTGTAATTTTTTTTGTATTTTCCAGTAGCTTTATCTTTATCCATAGAAGTAGTGAATCCTTGCCCTTTTAAAGTACTTCTAGTCTCGTTAGCCTTTTTATTACCCATTGTGCCAGCCATGTCTTTTCCAAAACCAGCATCACGTAATTTTTTGTCTACACCAGTACTATCGGCTTTAGCTTTCATCTCGTTTTCAGTACGAGCTTTCTTTTTAGCGATCATTATGTCAACTTCCTTGTCAACTTGTTTAAATGGAGTAGGGATGCTACGTCCTGTTTTTGCGAAATTCCCTCTACCTGGGTTCATTTTAAATGCCATCTTTTTTTGTTTTAATTATTGTTTGTTATTTTTGTCGGTCAAATTTTAGTATAAAAAATTGTATATGTACCGTCGGGATTGGTAATTTCACATTGTAAATTTGATTTGTCAATAAAAGTATATTTACTTTCTGTTAACCAATTTGTTTCTGGAAATCTAGCTTTTACAACAAAGTAAGTTTTATAAATTTTAAAATCTATAATATTAAACTCTTTATTAGATTTTTTTTCAAACTCTTTAATAATTAATTCTTCTTCAGGTGTACTGTAAAAAAGAAGATAACCATCAACATCATTTGATGCCCAAACACCTTCTAAGTTGTCTGTATTAATAATCTTGCTAGTCTGAACTTGTGAAAAACTAACTAACCCTACCAATAAAAATGCAATGCTTAAAAATACTTTTTTCATAATTAAATAATATTAGATTTATATAATATTATTATTACGTGTATTTATTGCTTTTTATAAGCCTCTAGTTCCCAAGGTAGTTTCTTAGAACCTTCTTTCATGGTTGCTCTGGAATATTTTTTTCCTTTCCACATAACATGTGTATCAGTATAATCTAAATCCCCACGTTTCATTTGGTCGATGTGTACCTTTTCGTGCGATATAGTCTTATTCTTCTTTAGTTCTAAAGGTGAAGCTTTTTTGTTTATTAAAATAGTACCATTGTTTTGTGCCATTCCTAATACGTTGTCTTCCATATCGGTACTGTATATCGGAGTATTGTCACAATCATACGGCATGCCTTTCATTTTAAATGCCATGTGTATACTGTTTTAAATTTATTAAATTCCCTATAAATTTATATCTATAGGGAATTCAATATTATTATTATGCGTAAAGTGCAGATGCAACAACGATAGGAGTACCGTTAACAACAGGCATTGATACTGGCATAAATACACCCGCTGGTGCTTGTGCTAATGCAGCGTAAATAGCGTTAGCAACAACTGGAACTGTACCAGCTCCTGCAGTAGTGTTATGTGTTAAAGTAAGCGTTTTTTGACCAGCTCCTAATCTATTATCAAAATAGATAACAGTAACTGTTGCTGATGTTTGAATTACGTTAAATACTAAATCAACAGGAAGTTGAATTGGTGCACCGCTAGGTACTGTAGCTGTTGCATAACCCGTAGCGCTTAACGGGATAGAAATAAATTGTGCCATTTTTGTTTTTGTTTAGTTGTTTATTTATATATATAAAAGACGTTATTATTAACGTTTATTATCTTTTTTTAGCCCGTTGTGTAATTGGCTGAGCATTATATGTTGGTTCATCAAATCTAAGTTTGATTCCATTTTTCCCCGAACTTGAACCTTTACCTTTTGGGTAACCAGTTGTATCAAATGGTCCATCCCATAAAGCGTTTGCTCCTACTCCTGACATTTTTGCTTCCTTATCAAAAGGAGTCATTGGGTGTACTGTTGCTTTTACATTCATAATTAAAGATTGTTAAACCCTAAGTCGGGTGCTATTGATGTTTCGTCTTGTATGCTTGTTGGAACAGGAACAGGCCCGTCCATTGTTTGATTTATTGGAGAACCAACAGATCTTGTAAATGTATTTTGGTTTGAATTACCATATACTCCTTTAACTGTGTTTGGATTGCCAACTGCTTTTGGATTAATAGGAGAAGGCATCATTTGATTTTTACCAGGAACAGTAGCTGCCCCTAATGAGGATACCGTGTTATTCATTGTTCCAGTGCCTTGTTGCATTTGTTGTGCATTTGCTGCTTGCCCCGCGGCGTTACGCATAGCGCCTGATAAACCACCTGCAAACATATTTTGTGATTGCGGTCTTTGCTGAGCTTGCCTTGACATTGATCCCATTATTGATCCAAATTGATTCAAAGGGCTTCTATTTGTTTTATTTGCCATTGTTCCTTGTTTTATCTTTGTTTACATTATGTATTGCTGTTGACATAACAGTATTCATATATGTATCCCCTTTCATTATAATATTTCTATGACTTGTTGGTATATCTTCTTTACCTAACATTATACGATACATTTTGCTTATTAGTTGTTTACACTTAAATGAAACTTTATATATATTGTATTTTTGGGTTGTGTGATTTCTATTTCGCCACACTACTATCCACCCTTCTTTTAATAAATTGTTCCAGCGTTTATTATCCCAACTATATGCGTAAGTACCTATTTTATAATCTTGCTTTGTAAAGAATTCCATGCAATCAAAATAAATTAACAATTCTAAATCAGCGTCCGTTAAATTATTATTCTTGCAAGCCCATCGACGTATTATCCTGTAATGTTTTAATAAACCAAGTTCTTTAATATCCGAGGCTTCCAAACGATTCATAATACAACGACTACATCTCCAAGTTTTATAACGTGGTAAGTTTCCTTACCTATTTCGATTTTATGGCCAGCATGCCGATCATAAAATATTTCATCATTCTTTTTAACTCCTACAACCTCATCCCCAATTTCTAATACTTTAGCTTGTATATACCTAATATCTTCTCTTTGGTTTTCAGCAAGCATTAAGCCCCCTTTTGTTTTGGTTGTACCTTCCTTTAATTTTTCTATAATTAAATTTCTACCTATTGCTTTCATTATGCTCTCAAGTTATTGATTACACAATCTGTTGACAATATAGTAGTAGCTACTGAAGCCGCATTTGTTAATGCTGATTTTGTAACTAATAAAGGATCAATAATACCTGATTCAATCATATTAACTGTTTCACCAGTTACTACATTAAGACCATATCCGTCTCCTGATATAGTTTTTAATAATGTATGATCAATACCTGCATTATCTAATATAGTATGGAAAGGAGCAATAATAGATTGTAAAAGAATTTCTTCGCCAACAGAATAAGCTTTTATATTTTGTGAAGCATTTAATAAAGCAATTCCTCCACCAGGTACAATACCTTCTTTAATCGCTGCTTTAGTTGCGCAAATTGCATCTTCTATTCTGTCTGCAGTTTCTTTTAATTCTATTTCCGAATTAGCGCCAACTTTTACAATAGCTATTTTAGCTGATAGTCTTGCTAATCTTCTTTCCAATTTAATAACAGTATGAGGAGGATTATTTTTCTTTAATTCTTCTTTTACACTGTTTATAATTTCTAATATTTCTTCTCCTGCTTCTTCTATATGCAATATAGTTTCATCATGAGAAGTTATGCTTTTTATACAAGTACCTAAATGCTCTGGTTGAATTAAATCCATATCATCGCCAAGGTCTTCGTTTATTAATGTAGCGCCAGTTAATAACGCTAAATCATCAAAGATTTCTTTTTTATTAATACCGTACATTGGAGCATTAATAACATTTATTTTTATATTACCTTTAACTTTATTCATGGCAAGAGCAGATAAAACATTCTGATCTAAATCACCAATTATTAATAAAGGTTTTGAATTCTTTATAACGTATTCTAATACTGATTGTATTTGTCTAATTGTATCAACCGGAGATTCAATTAATAATACTAAAGGATTATCAAGTTCTGCGGTTTTCTTTTGAGGATTTGTTATAAAATGGGAATTTGTTAATCCCATATCACATTGTACTCCTTCAACAATTTCAATACTACAGGCTGGATCTGATGATGTTTCCATCATTACAATTCCGGTGTTACCTACAGATCTAAAAGCGTCACCAACTAATTTACCTAGTTTAGGATCATTATTAGTTGATATAGTTGCTATTTGATCTAGCATGGCATCATCTATTTTAATAGAGTTAGCCTCAAGGTATTCTATTACTTTTCCTACAGCTAAATTAATACCATCTTTAATTTCTCTTGTATTTGAACTCTCTAAACTACGGGCGATCTTTAAAATAGAATAAGCTAATACTGTTGCTGTTGTTGTTCCATCACCTGCTTCTTTTACAGTTTTGCGAGCTGCTTCTTTTAATAAGGTAGCCCCCATATTTTCAACTGGATCTAAAAGAATAACAGAATCCGCCACTGTTACACCATCTTTAGTAATAACTGGACGACCATTTCCGTCCTCTAATAAAACACATTTACCGCTAGCTCCTAATGTAGAGCTGACTGCTCGTGTT